GTTTTCCAGGATTTAAAGGTGTTATTAAAGCTGGATCTGGAACCATTCTTCTTGGAGGACCACTCGGATTACCACCAGATAAACCTCCTCTCATCATACCTTTTACACCTTGTTCTTTTTTTACTCTATTGATGGCACCCATAAGTCCACCACCTTTTTTACCTTTAACAACATCTTTGTTTGACTTTCGACCTGACGGATCTTTTAATTTAAAAAGAGTATCTTTAGCTGCATCTATATCTTTTTGAGTTAATTTTCCTGTCTC